TTTCAACAAGGAATGCTTAACAAGGCACCTCTTAATATATACATAGGATAATTATGGCGCTATTCGGATCATCACGAGATATAAGTATGTTCAGGCATGTTAACAGAGAATTACTCAATGAGATAATTGATACTCGCTGTGACATATATAAGCATTCGATTTTTGATTCAAAGGAAAACTTGTATGGAGAAGCTTTAAGAAAAGTATACAAACCAGGAGTTAGAGTAGCCGGTCTAATTGAAAAAGACCCTAAAGAATGGAGCTCAAACGAATTAGGTGCAGATTATAATAGAAATGTTAAATTCTCATTTTTAAGAGACGACCTTGCAGCATTAGAATTAGGCTCTACAAATAATACAGCTGATCCGAATGAAAATGCTCAAGAAGCAAATATATTCTTAGAAGTTGGCGATATAATATATTGGGACGATATGTATTGTGAAATTGATACAGTATCATCTGGACAATATCTATTTGGTAAAAATCCAGATACTGATCACAACGCAGGTACACACGGAGCTAGTTGGTCTGTTATTGTAGAAACACACGAGATGAGAAGAAGTAAGATAAACACATTAGAAAATGTAAAAGCAGGCTATGATGAGTATGTAAGTGGTACAAAAATAGATGAGCAGAGAGGAGGACTATATGGTTAATCGAAGCGAACAAATTAGACGTGATGATAAAGTAAAAGATTTATATGTAAATTTGTATGATGTTGATTCTGTTATAAAGTATTATTTTGATAATGTAATTCAGCCGACTGTTATGGAAGGTGAAGAGAAAATCAACGTACCTGTTGTATATGGCTCACCGGAAAGATGGAAGTCAATACAGAAATCAGGTGTATATAGAGATAAGCGAGGCAAAATACAATTCCCTGCAATAGTATATAAAAGAACTAGTGTAGAGAAAAATAAGTCACTTGGAAATAAGGTTGATGTAAAAAACCCTTTATACGCATCGTTCCAAAAACAATACACACAAAGAAATAAATATGACAACTTTGAAGTATTAAATAATAGACAGCCAGTAAAACAATTTCATAGCGTAGTAGTACCAGACTATGTAAATCTTTCATATAGCTGTATTATATTTACAGAATATCTTGAACAGCTTAATAAAATTGTAGAAGATATAAATTATGCAGGTGGCCAATATTGGGGACAGGACGAATCATTCAAATTTCTTTCATCTATTGATAGCTTTGATATAGAATCAACAGCTGCTCAAGGAGAAGATAGAATATCAAAAGCTAACTTTACATTAAAAATGGATGGATTTGTAATACCAGATAATATACAAAAATCTATGAGTGACTATAGCCAAAAGACATTCAGTCAGGTTAAAATAGAAGTACAATCAGAAACAATAAAAACACTAGACGAATTAGCAAATTCTAAAAATAAAGAAAAAACAGAATTTGTTAAAGATTATAAAAACAATAAATAGTTATAAGGAGAAAAGTTATGGCAGAAGTAAAAACAAAAGAAGGTAAAAAGTTTACCGAAGAAGAAATGAAAAAGGTTCAAGAAATTAAAAACAAGTATAATGATATAACAATAAATTTAGGTCAATTAGAAATGGACGGTATGTTAATCAATGAGCAAAAAGACAAGCTTAAAGAAGAATACGTAAATACTAGAAAAGCTGAAGTAGCCTATGCAAAAGTATTATCAGACAAATATGGTTTAGGTACATTAGATATCGAAACTGGCGTATTTATTCCTGAATAATAGTAATTTTTGAGATTTAATCTTTATATTTATTATATGAATTAACGTGATTAAAACGTGAAAAATGTATCACAATATTATATATTAAGGAGACAATTAAATGGCTGAAAAAATAATTAGCCCTGGTGTATTTACAAGAGAAAACGACCTATCTTTTGTACAACAAGGAGTAGGGGCAATCGGTGCTGCAATAGTAGGACCAACAGTAAAAGGTCCGGCAATGATACCAACAAAAGTATGGTCTTATACAGAATACCAAGCTTTGTTTGGAGACTCATTCAAATCAGGAAGTGATTATTTTCAATACTTCACATCTATAACAGCAAAAGAATACTTAAAACATGGCGGTCCTTTAACTGTCTGCAGAGTATTGGCAGGTGGAGATTATCTTCCAGCAACTGCAAGTGCTCACATGGCTAAGGCAGCAACTCCTTTAGTATCTCCAGCAATCTTTACATGGAGTTTAGCAGACGGCGCAATGGTTGAAAGTTACAATTTAGATGATGGTGCTTTAATACAGTATACTGCATCTAACGGTACAGCATATTTATTCCAAGCAGAATCAGGTGTAATACCAGCTAACAACCCAACAGCACCTACAAACGCTTTAGGAACAACTACAGGTATTTATTACTTTGGAATTGGAAATAAATTTGATACAAATGGTGGACAGGCTCTACACAGTACAGCTAATAATTTCTATGCAGGTAATACTGGTTCAGGTGGTGCTAGTTTTAATTCTATTACAGGTGATACGTTAACTTCATGGTCATTCGATACTACACAGCCAATTGTAGCGTGGCAAATAACAGGTTCATCTACAGCAACATCAAATATTACTGTTGTTTCTGGATCAACTGCAACTTCAGCTTCAGTAGCAGGTACATATCCAGCTAACACATCTGTTGCTTATGTAGCAGAAATTGGTGGAATTACTGTAATGAACGAACTAGGAGGTGGAAATGCTCCTCTTTCAGGTGTACCTAAAGCATTAAATAATTTAGGAACTGCAACAACTTGGGATACATTTACTGCTTCCTTCCACATAAAAACAATTGGTGATGGTACAGTTATGAACAGTACTCCACAAACAGCTGCTGGTGTTGTCGGTGTTGGTAAAAACGATTTACTTACAACAGGCTCTGTTAAATACGGAACAAAAGATAATTTAAGATGGGAAGTATCAAACATATCTCAAACAAAAGGTACATTCACTGTATTGATTAGACGAGGTGATGATACATCAAAACGTAAAGTTATTTTAGAAACTTGGAACGGTTGTTCATTAGACCCAGGTGCAAATAACTATATAGGAAATGTAATAGGTACTCAATATAATACTTGCGATCAATCAGGTACAACTCCATTTATACAACCATTTGGTTCATATCCAAATCGTTCAAAATATGTATATATCCCTGAAGATACAGTACTACAAACAGTTGATTATTTAGATGACAATGGTGAGTTAGTAGATGATGCAGCAACAGGTTCTTTACCAATGATAAGTTCAGGTTCATTTGGTGGTGGACATAATGGTGATGAAGCAGTTCATCCTCATAACTTCTACGACAAAGTTGATGTATCTGATTGTCAAGGATTAAATTTAACTTTATTACAATCTGGTAATCTTTCTTACTTAAATGCAATTTCATTATTATCAAACGCTGATGAATATGATATCAACTTACTAATGGCTCCAGGTGTTAATGATAACCAACATAACAACATTACAGAACACATGCTTACTACATGTGAAGAACGTGGTGATATGATGTGTATAATAGATCCAGTACCTCACGGAATGGCTCTTGCTAATGCAGTAACAGAAGCAAGCGATAAGGATTCATCATACGGCGCAATGTATTGGCCATGGGTTCAAATAGCAGACTCACAAACAGGAAGATATGTTTGGGTTCCTCAATCGGCAGTTATGCCAGGTATCTATGCATTCAACGACAAGGTATCTGCAGAATGGTTTGCTCCTGCTGGTTTGAATAGAGGTGGACAAGAAATAGTAGTTCAAGCAGAAAGAAAATTAGCTCACGCTGATAGAGATACTTTATATGAAGCTAACGTAAATCCAATTGCAACATTCCCTGGTGAAGGTGTGGTTGTTTGGGGACAGAAAACTCTTCAAAAGAAAGCTTCAGCATTAGATAGAGTAAACGTTAGAAGACTACTAATCAATCTTAAGAAATTCATTGCTTCAGTATCTAAATACTTAATCTTTGAAAACAATACAGCAACAACTAGAAACCGATTTTTATCACAAGTTAACCCTTACATGGAATCTGTACAACAAAGACAAGGTTTATATGCCTTTAAGGTTGTTATGGATGAATCGAATAATACTCCAGATGTGATTGATAGAAATATCATGAAAGGTGATATATTCATTCAACCGGCTAAGGCAGCAGAGTTTATTGTTATTGACTTTAACATTATGCCAACTGGTGCAACGTTTAACGACTAAGTGATATTTATATTAAATAACTAAGGAGAAAAAGAAATGGCAAATTTAATCGACCCAACGGAAATGATGTTCACAGCATTTGAACCAAAGGTAAAAAATAGATACGTATTCTATGTGGACGGACTTCCTTCATACTTAATCAGAAAAGCTGCAAGGCCGAAGATTGCAAATGGGGACGTAACACTTAAGCATATAAATAACGAAAGACACCTAAAAGGTAGAAGTACATGGGAAACTATAGGACTAGAATTATACGATCCGATTGTACCTTCAGGAGCTCAGGCTGTTATGGAATGGGTAAGACTACACCACGAATCAGTAACAGGTAGAAATGGTTATGCAGACTTTTACAAAAAAGACTGTACAATCAATATTTTAGGACCTGTAGGTGATAAGGTAGAAGAATGGACACTTAAAGGTGCTTTCATTACAGAAGCTGACTTTGGTGAAATCACATGGGAAAATGATAACGAACCAGCACTCGTTACAATGACTCTAAGATTTGATTACGCAATTTTACAATACTAATTGATTATTCAATAACGAAATTATAGCCCAAGTTTTTTGGGCTATTTTTTTGTTTATATATATTTATATATGCAAGTTATATTAAAACACAATAAAGGAGCAGCATTATGACAAAAGTAACAGAAAGTTACCCAGGAAAAGAATTATCAACTGAGGAATTAAAGCAGCAATTAGTAGCAGACACAAAGATCGCACAGGCAAAGGAAGCTAAATTTCCTACTGAAATTATAGATTTACCAAGCAAAGGTTTATTATATCCAGAAGAACATCCACTTTCAACAGGGAGAGTAGAGATGAAATATATGACCGCTAAGGAAGAAGATATTTTAACATCTCAAAATCTTATACAAAAAGGTGTAGTAATTGACATGTTGTTACGTTCTCTTATTGTAGGAAACGGAGAAGGCAAGAGAGTTAATTATGATGATCTTGTATTAGGAGATAAAAATGCAATTATGGTAGCAGCAAGAGTATTAGGTTATGGTGCTGAATATCCTATCGAACAGACATGTCCTAAGTGTCAAGCAAAATCAACTGAGACTATTGATCTTGCAAATCTAGATAATAAGCAAGTAGATATAACATCAAAAAATCAAAATATATTTGAATTTACTTTACCTTTAAGTAAAAAGGTTATAGAGTTCAAGATACTATCACATAAAGACGAAGCTAAGGTTGCTGAAACAGCTAAGAGAATGAAGAAAAAAGCTCATTCTTCTCAAGTATCTTTCGAATTAACAAGTAGACTTAAAGCAATGATACTTTCAGTTGATGGTGAAGATGATAGAAAAGCTATTGATAATTTTGTTGAAAATGAATTTATCTCTAGAGACTCATTAGCATTTAGAAAGAATTTAGATGTCGTAACACCAGACGTTGACATGACTCACTTCTTTGAATGCAGCCAATGTGGTCATGAAGATTCTGTACAAATTCCTTTAACCGTTGAGTTTTTTTGGCCTAGGGTCTGAATACAGGCCCATACTGCACGAACAGATATTTCAACTTCTGTACTTCTCTAATGGTGGGTTTTCTCATCAAGATATATATACTATGCCAGTTTATCTTAGAATATTTTATTATAAGAAATTAAACGAACAGCATAAGAAAGAAAATGAGCAGATGAAGAAAGCTCAAGGGAAGGGTTCATCTCCTAAAGGAATAAACATTCCATCTTTTGCGAAATCTCCAAAATCTTGATATTTATATTAAACTATATAAAAGTGCAAGGAGAAACGTCATGGGTAGTAAAAAATTACGCGAGTATATTAAAAAACAATTAAAGCTGGAGATGTCAAAAGATAAAGATTTGACAAAGGAAGGTATAATTGACAACATTGTCAACCACGTAACAAAAGTGCTTAAAAAAGCTAATGATAAAAGATTTGATGTGGCTATGCAGCAACTTGCAAAATCAGGTCCTGAAGGTAAGAAAGCAGCAGAGCATTATTATGATTCTGTTGAGTTAATAGATAAAGCTGCAGCTAATATGACAAACTATAATAAATACGATTAAATATAGATTATGGGCAAGAAAGCAGAAGAATATAAGAAGCAGAATGCTATAAAGGCAGCGGGAGCTAAAGCCGATGCAGCAGCACAAGAATCAATTAAAAAAATTCTTGATGCTCAACTTATAGTTAAAAATTCTATGGCAGACGCCACAAACAAAGCTGTACAGCGAGCACAGAAACTTGCAGATATAGAAAGTGCTCACTCAGTAATTCTGACAAACATGGCATCAAATGCATCAAAGTTATCAGAATTAAAAGATAAAAAACTCCAGTCTCAAGTAAGAATAAATGATTTATCAAATGCGAATTTAGCATCTGAACAAGCATTGTATAACGCTTCGAATAAACAAAAAATGATTCATGACCAGAATTATCAAACTGGTTTACTTATGGCAGAAACAAAAGATGGAATTGTTGATGCTGAAGAAGCAATACTTAAAATAATTAGAGATAAGAAAAAATTAGAAGATCCTTTATATAAAGCTAAGCAAGA